CAATGGGACGATATGATCCCGAATCGTTGCGACGGTCGTTCGTCCCTCTGCACGACACGCAACGCACAGCGGTTGCTCGGCGAAGAGCGCCGAACGCATGCGCTGTAGTCGACGCCCTCGAACTCGAGCCGTCGGCGCCGCATGGTGCCAGGCCGGCCGAGCGTGCAGCTCGCAGCGTCCCGCCGGAACGATCGCGCCACATCCTGGTTCGTTACAGAACTGCAACCCGTTTATTCCCTTGGAATCTTTCGACCAGTTCGTCCGGTACCGCCACAATGCGGACACTTCTCATACATCATCCGCGCGACTTTTCCGTCTTCTCTGGTCGTCATCAAGTCGAGGTCCTGCGTCTTGAGCCAATGTCGAACTTCCCGCAATGAAGTGAGCCCAAAATTCTTGATACTCAATAGATCTTCGTCGCTCCATAGGAGCAGATCTGACACGGTATCAATACCAACCGTTGGCGGTGACTGGCCTCGCCGCATCGTCAACTGACTCTCGAATTTGGCGTTACTGAAGCAACTTCGGACGCGCACACTCAGAGGTAAGAGTTGTACGCACCGACTAAGAACAGGCAGCTTCGTTTCCGCCGCCGCTGTCACAGCGCGATGTTGTCGCCACCGCTCGCGAATGGCAATCTCACGGACGCGACAATGACTTATTCCAAAGAGTTGACCGATTTCGCGATAGGTCTCGGTTGACGTCTCAACCATTTCGAAAATGCGCCGGTCTCGGTCCACTTTCGTACTCGCGTCGATGCGCGTTGCTTTGGCGTTCAACGGTCCTCCCTAGTTCATGCGAGCCGGCCGGTGAATGTAGCCGCCATTGAGACGGACGAGCGCGTCCGCGACGGTTGGCGCCTCGAGCCCGTCGATAACGGACGCCAAGATCGAAACCAGATAGAAACGCCGCATGTCATCGGTCAGGATCGGCGACTGTTCGCCGGCATGCCGACGGATGACGTCGTCGAGCGCGTCCGGGAGTCGCAGCGTCACTAATCGATCCATTGTTGTGCTCCCTATCGTGACGCCAGGCGATCGCGCGCGCCGCGGCCATCGTCGGCGCCGTCTCGAGAAACGTAGTACACGCTAAACACTGGACGTCGCACGGTTGATCAAATCTCCCGGACGGATACAGGCCGGCATAGATCCGCCATGAGAACCGGCGCTTACTCGAGTTCCCGGATCGTGATGCCATGCACGGCCTCCGCGATTCGTTTCCGGAGGCGATAGGCCTCCGTTTTTGTCACCGTGCTCTTGACGTCCTCGACGACGATCTCGCCCGTCGACAAATCCCGGTATCGAAAATCGGCGGTAAATTTTCCGACGGTCGCAATGCGGATCGGCACTTGCGAGCGCCAGATTTCCATGACATGCAACGGGAACACCGGCTGCAGCTCGAGCTCGTCAATCTCGCCGGCCTTGCTCATGAGCTTGAGCTCGAGATAACGCGCGGCCTCCCGTTTCGAAGCGAATCGGACGCCGTCGACATGTATCGGCTCGGCGTGGTACTTGTTCGCCGGCGCCGCCGGACGCTCGAGCTCGGCCGGCGCCAGGTCTGGCGCGATGAGGCCCGCGCGCGCGGCGTACGACGTCCAGGCGTCGCGATCGGCGTTCACGATGGCGCCTCGTCTGCCTTGCGTTCCGGCGGTTCAGCCAGCCGCGTGAGCGCGCGCGCGAGCTTGGGTAGGTCCGCGGTCTCGACGAACACTTCGTACGTGAGCATCACCGCCCCATCGGCGGGTACGTGTAATTCAACGAGGCGGCAATTCGGCGGGCAGAGCCCCTCGTCGATCAGGAATTGCCCGAGCTTTCGTCCGAGGTACTTCGTCATCCCGTCGCCTCGTCGGCCTCGAGCGCGCGATCGCCGCAAAACCCGCAGACGTGCTCAAACGTGAGAATGTCGAGCGTCCGCGACAAGAGCGGATGCTCGCGCGCGTGACGCCGGCGCGCCGCCGGATCGTGTCGCTGGAAATAGCGCGACGTCCCATGCACGATCGGTGCGCCGCAATCGACGCACGGCTCCGGACACTGCTCGAGCGCCGAGCGGATCTCGTCGGACGACATGAACGGCGTCACCAGCACATACCGCCGGCCGCGGGCGTCGATGCTCATCACTTCCTCGAGGCCGCCCATCGGCGCGCCGTTTCGAACGGGAGTACACCCCATCGAACCATCGCGGTTTCGTTCGCGAGCGGGCAATGGTTCCCGATGACGTCGACGATCCAGATCCCCGTGTCGGCGGCCGTCGCTTTGTAGGTGATGACGTCCCGGCCGAACGTCAGACAATTCGCGTCCTTGCAGAGATAGCCCCATCGGTGATCGCGATCGCGCGCGCGTAACGTGTTGATCAGCTGATCGAGAAATTGCCAGGCCGTCTCACCGGTTTTGTCCTGACAGGAATTCGCGAGCAGCGCGGGATTTTTGTCCGCGAAATCGCGCGTCACGGCCTCGCCGTAGCTCGGCAATGGGAGCGCGGCGTCCCCGTTCGGCGAGCTCGGCGTCGACGTCGTCGGCGCCGTATCCGATCGATCGTTGTTATTCGTCGACGTGTTTGTATTGGTATTCGTAATCGTCGGCCCTGTCGGCGACGCCGTCGGCGTCCCATCGGCCATATCGAGGCGAATATCGCAGGCCGCCAAATAGAGGCCGGCCAGGACGACGACGAGCGCGCGTCTATGCATGCGGTACCGCCTTTTATTCATGGTTGAGGCCTTTCATCCCGGATCACGCGGCCGATATGCTCGAGCGTCTCTTTCACGTTCGCGACAAATTCGCCGACGGACGCGGCGAGTTCCCGGACGTGGCCGTCGAGCGCGACGAGCGGACACGTCGGTCCATGGATCCCGTCGGCCTCCCGGCAGACGATACAGATCACGCGCGCGCCGTCGCGCTCCGTGAAGCGCAACGTCGGCCCGGCGTCCGATTTCGCCGTCATGAGTCGCGCCTCCGGCGGCCGGCCTCGAGCATGAGGCGATCGTCTCGCCGCTCCATGCCCGGCCGCGGTCGCGCGCGATTCGCGGCGATGAGCTCCTCGAGGATGGCGCGCGCGCGCTCGGCGCGCCGCCAGAGGACATACAACCGGACGCCGAGCCCGGCCGCGCCGGCGACGAGCGCGATCGCGAGGGCATAGCGGAACGCCGTCATCGATCCCCCGTGCCGGTTTTTGGGTATTCGCCTTTTCGCGCGCGCGCGCGTGTACGAGGAGTACATGACGGATCCCTGACGGATCGGGTGTCGTGGAGTTCACCCCATGGGTGTCGTGGAGTTCCTGTTGACGCCTGTGGAAACTGTGGAAATCGCGGATTAATTGAAGCTTTAGCCATCTTTCGCTGTGCACGGACCGGAATGTCGAAGGAAAGCGGCAGTTGATCGCCATCGCCCGCGTAGGCGAGCGCCTCCGTGTTGAAGTGGTACCGCGTCGCCAGATACCGGCCGGAGCGCGCCTCGCGCTCGAGGACGCGCCGGCGCCGGAGCTCTGTCACGGCCTTCTGTGTTTGCCGGACGGAGCGGCCGACCATGCGCGCGATCCGGCCGATCGTTGGATAGACGCGCGACCCATCGTCGGCCGCAAACGACGCGAACGCCGCGGCGTACGGTTTCAGCCAGGCCGGCAAGGCCGAGTCAAAGACGGCCGAGACAAGGCGCCCACTCACGACAGTTTGTTACTCGGTCCCGACAGTTTGTAAGTCGGCGGCCTGGCGTTTCGCCTTCGTCGCCGCGAAGCCATGCCGCCGCGTCCGGAGTTTCGGCCGGCGCGTCTGCAGATCTTTCGCAACGTCGGCGCGCAGCCAGCGATACGGATACTTCTCGAAGGGTAGCGGCCGGAATTGGTCCAGCGAGAGCGCCCGCCGAATGGTGAGCGGGCTCACGCGGTAAATGGCCGACATTTCCTTGAGGGTGAGAATCACCGGGAGCGTCGAGAGATCGGTCACAGGCGCCGGCGCGTGAGCCATGAGTTGCATCCTCCCGAGGTTCGTTGTGGAGCCGGCGGATCCGATTACTGGGGGAACCGGAACGTACTGCAAAACTAACACCGTTGATGTATATTCCTACCTAGGAATATTGTTCAGTTGATAATCTCCGTGAAACAATCCCGGCCAGTGGAAGTCGACGTCACCAAAAAGGGCTGGCTGTGCGAACGGTGCGGGCACGAATGGATCCCCAAGGTCAAAGGTTTCGCGCCGGCCGTCTGCCCGAAGTGTAAGAGCCCGTATTGGAACCGTCCGCGGCAAAGCACCAAACCCGCCCCGCCGGCCAAACCTGGACCGAGCAAAAAACCCAATCCCGCGCGCACATCACGACGAGTCAAAACGTAACGCGATGCACGAATAAATCCGTTTTATCGACGTCGATTGCGCTCGGTCAATAAGAAAGCGACAACAAACAGTCAAAATTGAGCGTATATATGAATCGTTCAATGTCGACTCGCAGCATTCGCACACTCGGCCAGGGCATCTACCTCTACAGCACCGGCACGGCCGCCGACGGCGCGCCGATCGGATTTGTGCTCGTGAAAGCGCGCATCGGATCCGGGAAAGATCTCCGCGAAGCGCGCGAGCGCTTTCCCCTCGTCGACGCCGACGGCATCCCGTATTCCAAAAAAAATATCGGCGAGCTCATCAAATGCCGGCTGCAGCTCCTCGAGGACCTGCGCCGCACGCGCGCGGCCGACGGGAGCGGCGCCGGCACGCTCGGCGCCGCGATCGACAGCTTTCTCGCCGCGCATCCGGTGACATCGGCGTCACGTAAGCATGAGGACTACAAATTCCTGCTCGCCCACTGGCGGCGGTCCGAGCTCGCCGCGGTGCCGGTGACCGCGCTCACGCGGAAACAGATTCGCGAGCAGCTCGAGGCCTGGACGGCCGCCGGCCTGGCGCCGACAACGGTCAATCATCGCAAGCGCGCACTCGCTGCTGTGTTGCGCCTCGAGCTCGAGGCCGACGAGGACGAGGACGTCATCGTCCCGACGGACACGATCGCGAATGTGCCGGCGAAACGCCTCGAGCCCCGCGGGATCCTGATGCCGATCGTCGCGCGGATCCTGTCGACGTTACCGGACCGCGGCCGGCCGACGAATGGCGTGCGCGCGGAATACAGCGAGACGAAAATCCGATTGACGGTCATGGCCTGGACCGGCCTCGCGCACAAATCGCTGACGCGCCTCGAGCGCCGGCATGTGAATTTCCGTGAAGGGAAACTGTTTCTCCCGCCCCGCAAGAAAGGCAAAGGCGCCGCCGGCGTCTGGGTGGACTTGCTCCCGCCGGCGATCGACGCGCTCCGACAATACGACGCCGCGGCGTTGTGGCAAAAAGCGTTCTCGCGCTCGAGCATGTACAAAAGCTGGCAGCTCGCCGTCACAAAAACGCTCAGGTCTTTACGGGATGAGGCCGAGAAAACCGGCGACAAGACGATGCTCGAGCAATTCCTGACGAGCGTCCCGGACAAATGCCGACCGTACGATTTACGCCACTCGTTTTTGTCAGACGCCTATCGGCAGACCGGCGATATTCGCGCCGTGCAAGCACTCGGACAGCATGCGGACTTGAAAACAACGGAACGGTACACGCTCGCCGCGGTCCCGGAGCGCGTCGCGAGCGCGATCGATAAAATGCGCGCCGTCTGGTTTCCCGAGGCGCAAAAGAAAAAGGACGCCGGCGTCGTGCGCGACTTTCAGGTCGTCCCGAAATCCGGCGCGTAATTGGGAGAGAAACCAAAATGGACCAAATGGAACGTGCCGCCAGAATCGCGATCAGCGTGGCTGAAGCGACGAACACGCCAGCCGCAAGACAGTTGGGGGAACGCATCGCGCAGATGATTCGACACCATGCGCCGAAATCACCGGGTGAGGATCACATCGAAATTGCGAGCATCCTCAGCACCCGCACAAAACAGGGCATGGTGGAAGTGCACCTCAACGGCGAAAGCACGCAATTCGATATCGCGAAGGCCCGAGAGGTGCGCGACATGCTACAGGGCGCCATCGAGGCCGCCATCACGGATACGATCCTGTATCAGTTCATGAAAGAAAAAGTGGGTATCACGGAAGAAAACCGGCTTGCGCAAATCCTTCTCGACTTCCGAGAATTGCGCCAGGGATCGAAGTCCGTCGTCTATCCCTCATGATCGTTCCGTTGCTGCACTGGATTTTGAACGACGCCGGCGAGCCAGAGCCCGTCGAGGACGTGATCGTCTGGGGGCTTTGGTTTGAGCGCGCGTCTCGCGATCGTTCGCGCATTGTCGCTCAGGACCGCGACGAGCAGCCCGGCGCACCGGACGTGCTCGTCTCTACTGTTTTTCTCGGGTTAGATCACAATTTTCGCCGGAGCGGGCCGCCGGTCCTGTGGGAAACGATGATCCTCGGCGGACCGGAGGACGGTTATCAACGCCGCTATACGTCGCGCGCCGCCGCGCTCGCCGGACACGCGGAGGCCTGTCGCCTCGCGCGGCGCGAAAAACCATGAACGAGCCATTCATCGTCGCGGAGATTTCGAAGAACTGGATCGCCGGCCGCTCGCTGTCACCGTTGCTCTTGGCGCAGCAATTCGAAATCGCCATCAATCACAACGCGCGGCGCGGGTATCGCCTGCTTTCCTTCGAACTGCATCGCCTCTTAGTTGCGCCGGACGAGATGAACGAAACGATCATTGCCGTGTTCGAACGCCTTCCCTCTGCCCCGCAATAACTGCAGGCGCCGCCCTGGCGCAACGATCGGCGACGCAGTCCCCCTTCCCTATTCCCGCCGCGCCTTCGTGCGTCCTGACGCCGTTCTGACGGCCGTCGAGGGTACACACTCAGGGTACACACCGATTTTTAATCTTCATATTTCCTAGCAATTTTGATACTGCCTGAAACGCGGTGTGTACCCTCGCGTGCGGTTGCGTTGGCCGTAACTTGTTGATTCTAATGGTGCGCCCGGCAGGTCTCGAACCTGCGACCCCCGGTTTAGGAACCCGATTTCTGTCTCTATAACCTATTGATTTCAGGTTATTTACTCACTGAGGGTACACACGGAAAGTACACAGACACACAGATTCCCGCGCAAATTAGGTCTCGATTGAGCCAATGCCGGCGCCGTCTCGAGACGCCTCAGAACGCGCCGACACCCCAGATCTGTTTGACGAACACGCGGAAGTCCTTCGGCCCCGCCAGCGCCTCTTGCCCGACCCAAATCCGCCCGAGCAATTCGAGATCGGCAAACGCCGTTTTCAACACCGCGACTTCCTGATCCGTGTAGCCGAGCGCCACGAGATCGGTATTGATTGCGCCCAGGAGATACGCTTGCATCGTCGCTACGTCCTCGAAACTCTGCTGGAACCGCCTGGCGATATCCCCGGCGCGTGAATCAATCTCGCCTTTCGTGATTGCCAACCCGACAGACATAAGATCACCCTCGCCTTTCTAGCTATAACACTTCGTGGACGCCAGACGCATTGAGACTCAGCGTGCCCGCCAAAAACAACCCGGCCGCGTTCGTTTTATAGAAATCAATCGTGGCGGCCGTCGCGTGTTGGTAAAAGCCCGCGCCCGGCCCCCCGCTATCCGTAAAATTGTGCGTGCCCGGATGATAGGCGCTCCCATTGGCGCCAGCGAAGCCGCCGAAAAATTTCCGCTGCGCTAATGTCGCGGTGCAGGGTGCGCCGCTCACATACACCACCCACTGTAGCGTTTTGCCACTAAGCCGATACCGCGCTTGCGTCACATGCCCCGCCGATAACGCACTCCACGCGCCGGGATAATCGGACGCGACAAACGGCGGGGTAATCCACGCGCCTTGTTCGTGCCCGATCATTTCCCACACACCACCGCCGCGCTTCACGAACGACACGACGCCATTGGACGCAATCGATGTTGGCGCAGAGGACGCCATATTGATAAAACGATTGTCAACTTGAGAATTACTGTTGTAATGGGGAAACGTCATCACGCCCGAACCACTGCGATTCCGAATCGTCAGGATTTGCCCAGTGACGCCGCCGGCGATCCCCGTGACGGTCAGATTCGATACGCCGTCCCACAGTAGCGTTGTGTTCTTACCGCTCAGGCTGATATTCCAATCGTTGACCGTGCCCACGGCTGTTGATTCGCGAATGTCAGACACGCCACCCGTTGTTAGGAGCGCCGCGTCGACGGGATCAAGAATGACCGTCTTGATCTTGTCCTTATTCCAGACCGTGCCGACAAGATTGGATCCGTCATCATCGACCAGCGCATTCCACGGGCCGCGATCAATCGCCATTAGGCGTCCGCCTTTCTAATTAGCATTTGGAGAATCGCCTCGAACGATTGCCGCGCATTGCTCGCCGTGACCGTGAATTTGGGCGCCTGTCCCGACACGCCCAGCCCGGAGATCGTGACCTCTTGGATCGTCAGCGACTCCGCGATCGCCGGCGTCACGAGCGCGATCGTGGCCGTTTTTCCACTCTTGGTTTTCTGATCGCGCGTCGCGTACGTCACCGTGACGATCGGCCGGCTGTAGAGCGCGAGCTGGGCATCGCAGACCTGTCGCAAGCTCGCCTCCGACCGGCGCTCGTCGCTCCAAATATGCTCATACACGCCGTCGCCACCGCCATCGAGCTCCGTCATATAGGACTGCGCCGCGAGATCGTCGCGCTGGACCCATACGAAGATCGGCGCATTCCGGATCACCGCATCGAGCACCCCCGAGACGCCGAGCAGCGCAGCCGCCGCCGTGACCGTGCTGTTGTAGGCGATACTCGCGACAATCGCGCCGGATCCGCTTGCGGGGATCCCCGTCAGGCTCGTCGCCGTTTTGCCGGCATAGCGGATCACCTGATCGCCGTTCCCGATCACCGCCCAGCCGCCGCCGCTCGCAAACGGCGCCGCATTGGCGACAATCAGCGACGTGGACCCGGCCGGTACTTGCCCGTTGGGTTGTGTCAGCCCGGACGTATCGCCAGCCGGCGCATCCGCCCCGAGCAACGCATCGCTCGTGCTGTCCGTCATCGCCGTTTGCGTGTTATTCGCGATCGTGCTCAGGAGTCGCAACGCGCCGCCGCCGCCCGCGACCGTCCGATAAATTTTCCGGCCGGTCACACTCCCGCCACCCGTCGCGAACGTCACGCCCACTTGATTCGCCGTCGCCGTGTTCGACGCCGGCAACGTCCCGCCCAGGCTCGCCGTGGCCGCCGCATCCGTGTAGGTGGTTTGCGTGTTATTCGCGATCGTCGCGAGTAGCCGCCACACCGATCCATTCCAGCGATACAGCCGGCGCGCCGTCACGTACGCTGGCCCGATCGCAATCCCGGATAACGGCACCGTCTGATAGGCCGAACCCGGCACAAATGCCGTGTTACTACTTGGCGGCGCCCCGCCGACTAATCCCGTCCCGCCTTCCGGCCCGTCCGTTTCGTAGCCATTGGGGAGATCCCAATGCCCTTGATTGACCCCGTTGCGATACCGATAGATCCGCTTCGCCGTCACGCTTAGATCCGGCGACACTTGGATGTTTTTTAGCTGAATCGCCCGCACATAGCCAGGCTGCCCCGTCTTCGCGACACCCGTCACCGCGTTCGACGCCGGCCCAAGCGTCGTAACGCCGGCCGCATTCACAAAGGCAAACCGATAGGTAATCTGATCTCCAACGTTCCACGCTTGATGGGAATACCCGAACTCATCCGGATCCGGCGACTCGTTCGCCGCCGAGAGTTTTGCTGTTGGCGCCGGCACATAGTAGCCACCCGCGCCCGCCACCGTCACTGGCCCACTCGCCGCCGGACTATCCGTTTCCCCGCTCGCCGTGACGAACGTCACGCCGTAATAGAACGACCCCGGCTCAATCGCGCCGCCCGCTTGCACGGCGCCGATCACCGGCGAGACTGGCGGCGCCGCCGTCACGCCGACGACGGCCACCGCGATCGGGCTGGGCGCCGTTTCCCCGCTCGCCGTCGTAAACGTGATCGCGTAGGAATGGACGCCCGACTCGATCCCCGCACCCGGGACCACCGCGAGCACCGGCGGCGCCGATGGGGACGCGCCCGGCCCGACCAACCCGCCGCCGCCGCCGAGCTGCACGCCCGTATATGTCAGCACCCGCGACGCGGCGCCATCCGGCGTCACGCCCGCGATCGCCTGTCCGCCGCTCGCCGTGAACATTTCCGCATTCGCCACCGGCACCGACGCGGCGCCAGCCGCCAGCGACGCCACGATCCGCGTGCTCGCGCCCTTGCCATATACGCGCGTGCGGACTTGCGATTTATCCATGCTCCACCGAATCGCGGGATCGTGGAGAAACCGCCCCGGCGTATCGTCGATCGGATCCGGCGGGATCCCCGGCGCCGTCACGAAGAGATACAGCGTTTTGTTCTCAAAAAACCAATACCCACCGATCAACTTCGCGAGCGCCGTCAGACACCCTTTCATGCCCGCTTCCGAGCCGTCGAATGTAATCGTCACCGCCGGCAAGCCCGCCTCGACGCCCGCACTCGAGAAGCCCGGCGCGTACGTGGCGATCAACTCTTGCGCGATCGTTGTGGCGGAGACGTTCACGTACGGTCGCAACGGCCGCCGGCGATTCGCCCGCGCCGCATCGTCGATCGCCGTCACGGGATAGATCACCGTCCCCGGCCGGCCCTTGTAGGTCCGATCGCACGTTTGCAGCTCGCCACTAAACAGCAGCACCGGCGTATCCGAATTGATCCAGACCTCGATCGGCTGTCCCACGTTCGGCGCCGCGCCGTAGATCGTCAGCGCGCACGTGTTGGGCGCCTCGAAGAGCGCATCGCGAATCGTCAGCGACTTGTAGATCACCCGCATGGGCGAATCCGGCCGCGTGATATCGATCCCGCCCAAAATGATCCGAATATGGTTCGGCCGTTCGGCCGCTTGCGCCGGCGTGAGATAGTCCAGCCGAAAGTTGTTCAGCCGCGCCGAGCCGAGAACGGCAGGCTGATACGGCATCAGTTCACCAGCGATCCGCGTTGCACCTGGCTGGTGATCGTCTCCCCGACGCGCCGGGCGATCCCGCTTTCGGTATCGACGATATTGAACGTGTTATTCACTTGCGGCGCTTGCTGCGTGTAGCCGTGCGACATTGCCCAAGAGAGGAAGTCGGGCGCCGGCCCGCCGCCGATCATCCCCACGCCGCTCGCGCCGCCGTGGGTTTTGGAATACAAATCAAACGCATAATCAAAATTAGGGATCGAGAGCCCCTCCCCGAGATTGATCGGGATACTCGCACCCGGCGATTTCTGCGTCATGCCCGGGACCATCGCCGTCATCGAGGACATCGCCGCCGAGACGCCCTCGATCTTGCTCGTCACGTCCTCGAGCGCCGGCGCTACCTTCTCGCCAATCACCTCAGAGGTGAACCGCCATTCGTTATTCCACGCTTTCGTATCCGCGTAGTTCGTCTTGATCCATTCGTCGAGCGAGCCGAGCGCGGGCTCCGTCGCCGCCATCGTCGCGAGGTTGAGCTGCATTTGGCGATCGAGGGCGCCGACTTGCGACGTGGTGAGCTGAAACGCTGTCGCTACGGTTTGCTGCGAGACGCCCAGGTTGAGCGCTTCCGTCGCCGCCGCCGCCGTCGCCGGGACGATCGTCAGGAGCGCTTTATGCCAGCCGCCCGTGGCCTGATTCACTTCCTCTTGCGCTTTCGCGATCGCCTCGTACCGCGGCCGCGCCTCGTCCGCCCAGGCTTTCTGTACCTTCGCGCTCTCGCTCAGCGTGCGCGTGTAGTACTCAAGGGCGCGCGTGCTGATCCCGTAGTGCTGGGAGATCTCCGCGAGCGTCGACGTGTGGTTTTTGAGCTCCGCTTGAATCGCCGGGAGATTGCCCGACGCCCGCACCGCCGCGATTTCGCGGTTCCACTGCTCCACCCGCGCCGCGCCCGTGTTGAAACTCTCTGCCGCCGCCTTGTTATGCTCCGTGATGATTTTCATCGCCTCGTCAAAGTCGAGGACGGTGCGCCCGGCGATTTGCGCCGCGCGATTCAAGACGTCCAGCTTCGCGCCGGCCCGTTCGGCCGCCACGTCGCCAAACCCGAGCAGCGAGGCCGTCGCATTCCCGATCGCCTCGTCGAGATCGAAGAAGTCCGACACCATGCGGCCCACGCTCCAACCGGCGAGCGCGGCGCCCACGGTCAAGCCGGCGGTGCCGATCAGGCCGATATCGCTAGCGGTTTTCCCCGCCGCCGCGCCGAGCTCGCGCACGGCCTGAATCTGCGGCCCAATGCGGATCCCAAAGAGGCCCAGGATCCGATCCGCCTGGCTCATCCCCTCGCCGAACGCATCGATTGACCCGGATGTATGCGCCGACGCGCCCTCGAGTTCCTTCAGCTTGACGACCGACTTATCCACTTCAAAGAAGAAATCGGAGAAGTCCGCCGCCATGACGCCATTCAGGGCTGGCATTACGCAATCGCCTCCGTGCGCGCGGCCTGCGCGCTTAGATCCTCGACGAGCACCTCATACACCGCCCGCGGCAGCGCGCGAATATCCTCGTAGCTCATCCCCATGACTTTGCAGAGCGCGAGATCCGTCCTCATGCGAGCGCGGGCTCCGGGATCGTTTTTTTTTCCTCGACGGTGCGATCCGTCGACGACGCGTGCGCGTCGATGGCCTTCACGATCTCGAGCAACGTCACCTGATCGAGGCTCCGCAACACGTCCCGCCGTTCGTCGCGGGACTGCCCCATCGCATACGGAATCGGCTGTTCGCCCACGCCGACGAGCGACCAGCCGACGAGGTATGCGAGCGGCGCCGCGAACACCCGATCCGCCTGGCGATCCGTCAGATAGTCCACGTACTCGCCCGCGTTGAGTTCTTTTTTGACCGTGAGAAAGTCGCCGTCGGACAACGGCAACCGTACTGATTCCGGCGAGACAATCCGACAGCGCCCCATCGTGATCCCCTTTGCTACCGCTCCGGCGGCCCCAGGTGTGCCCGCAGACTCGTCTCCCCGATTTCGATCGCCTCAATCGGCCACGCCCAGAAACCCTGCGGCCGCGGCGCCGTAAACAAGAGCGGCGCCTGACGCGCCTGAAACTTATCGATCCGCGCGATCGTCGCGCTCAGGATCCAGTGCCCGCCCTCGGCTTTCGTGCGCACAATCCGCCACGACGTGAGCTCGACGGCGACGCGGTAGCCCCAGAGCACGGAGCCCGCGCCGCCGTGAATCGTCAGCGAGTCGAACACCTCACGCCGCGGCCGGTGCCCGCTGCCTGAGCCGCTTCGCCCGCGCGGCCGCCGCACTGGCGCTCAAGACGCCGCCCTCGAGCAGGAATGGGCCCGCCGCTTTCCAGGTGCCGGAGACTTTCGGCGCCGACAAACTCGCATCGATGGATGCGTCCATGTAGGCCGGCCCGGTCCAGAAAAACAACGGCTCCGTACTGCTCGGCACGAGCTTGAGCAGTCCAGGCGTATCCTGTTCGGCCGCTTCGAAGAGCGCGAGCTCAGCCGAATTGAAGAAGCCGCCGAGCATCCCGCCGGCGTCTTTCATGCCGGGAATGTAGACGCGGTTGACGTCGCCAAAACAGGTGACGTCCTCGTATTCGGTTTTGAAATCGGCCGTCCAGGCATTGAGTGACAGCACCTCAACCGGCGTGGTGCCCGCGGGATCCCAGAGAACTTGCCCATTGCGCCCAGAGATGATCGACATTGTCTCGTCTCCTTTTTGCGGTTACGCCGCGGTGTGACTCATTTCGATCCGATATCGTCCGCCGCGGCGGAACCAGCGGATCGACGCATCGAGCGCGTCGACTTCAGTGATCCCGATCGGCTCCTCGCGGTGCATCGTCATCCAGGTATAACCGGCGACCGTCAACGGCTGATCCTCGAGCAGGGCATCGATCCGCGCGGCGGCCGCTTTGATATTCGCGCCTGGCACCGTCGAGAGCATGCGCGCTTCGACGAGATACACGCCCGCTTCGATCGCCCGTTTGCCGAACACTCCCAGATCCTCGCCGCCCATCAACGAGACGATGACGAACCGCGTCATCCCCGGATAGCCCTCGTCCCGATACACGCCGTTCGGACAGAGCTGCAAGAGCTCCGTGTCGCTCCCGAGCTTCGCGATCAGCGCCGCGCAAATGTCGGAGGTATCCGCCACGCTCAGGCCACCCTCGTCACCGTGATCCCATGCCGTTCTAGCAGCGCGGCCAACTTCGCATACATCGCGCGCCGGTGCCGGATCATCGTCGGAATGAACACCGGCCGCGGCGGCCCCTTTTTTGAAAACATGGTGCCGCGGTTCCAGCCCTTTTTCGTGACCCGATGGTGAACTTCTGAACCGTGTTCATGCCACCAGGCATGAGGCGCCGTGCTCTTCACTTGCGCCGCCACGCTGAACGGCCCGATCTCTTTCACGAACACCTTGACGCCCTTTTTGAGATTGCCGGTCTCTCCCTGCGGATACTGCGACACGATGTCATCCTTCGCCGCATAGGCCGTGTCGAGCACAATCGCCGTCGCCTCGCCCTTGAGCTCCGACGGGAGCCGCGACAATTCGGCACGCAATTCGGCGATCCCCGAGATCGTGAGACTCGCGCTCATGGCACCACCTGCACCGCGCCGCAAATCATCGTGATACTCCGCAACTCGACATTCACAACGCCGGTGATCGAAAAGAATTGCCCGTTGAAAATCATCCGCGTCTGCGTCGTGACGCCCGAATGAAAGCGCCCCGTCACGACATGCGAGGCCGTCGAGAGCGTCGTCCCGGCCGCGATCCGCTCGAGGTCGGCCGCCGTCGCCGGCTCGATCGCGACCTTCCACGACGCCGGCGCGAGGTCCGTCCAGCTCTGCAGAAATCCTCCGACGCCGTCCGGGACGGATACTGGGTTTTGAAACACGACGCGATGCCGGTATTCGCCGACTTGCATAACTATGCGAGCGCCGGATCCCGGAAGCGCCGCAAGAGGTTTGCGATCGCGTCCCAGAGATCCGCGTCCGTTTCCTCGAGATCGCCGCGGTGCTCATAGAGCGCCGTGAGCATTTTCAGAATCGCCGCCACGACCGGCGGCGGTGCCGTCTCGGGACTCACCCAGGTCTCGGACGCCCGCTCTTTCAAGTAGTCGAGAATGATCGCCTCTGCTTGATCCAGCTTGAGCTGGACGTCGGCCTCGTCCGGATCGCCTGGCGCCATTGTCGGAATCTGCAAGTGATCCTTCGCCGTCTGCAGCGTCACGAGCTGCGCCGCCATTACGAGCGCCCTCCGCTGTCTTTCCCGTCGCGCCCGCGTTTCACCATCAGCATCCAATCCGGCGAGGCGCCCGGCGCCGCGGTTGTGGTGCGTTGACAATGAAACGCGCTGCCGCCGGCGGTGACGAGATCGCCGGTGTCATACGTCTTGTTGTGGACGTGCACGCCGCAATAGCGGAGGCCTGGCGCGCCGTCTTTCCCGTCGACGCCGTCCCGGCCGGCCGGCCCAGGCGGCCCGGCCGGACCCGGTACCGGCGCCCGCGCCTCGAGCTCCGCAATCCGCACCGCGAGGCCCTCCAGCTCACCGTGTAGATCCCGTTGCTCGAGCGCCGCGAGCCGGAGCCCGAACGGCCCCAAGAGGCCGCGAATCGTCGCCGCGAGATGTTCGGCGAGTACGTCAGGCCGCATGGGTGAGCGCCTCGAGGGCTTTCGTCAACGTCTCGCAAAATGCCTTTTCGTCGGCCTCCGGATCCGGAGTGTTGTTGCCCGGCCCGGGCACGGCCGGCGCCGCCGGAGCGGGTTTCGAGAACGGTGCATCCGCGTCGCGCTCGGCGAGCGCGCGGAGGCTGTAGTTTTGCTGTTGCATGTAGGGCGTATCGCCGCCGACGACTTTCCCGAGGCCGAAATATTTGCGACGCGCCTCGTCCGGCGACAACGCGCCGGCGCCGATCGACTCGGCCGCCGCTCGCGTTTTCGTCGCCGTCACCATCCAAATCAAATCGTCGATATCGAATTCCGTCCCATACGGCGTGTTGAGCTCGAGCCCTTCGTCGAGCGACGCCTCGAAATTCGCGAGCAAACTTTGTATGCATTGCGAATGGTATTTCTGTAGGAGCGCCTCGAGGTCCGTCACGTTCGTGTCGGTCAGGTCGAGCAGCGCCGGCGGGACGTGATAGCAGGAGCAAATCGTTTGCGCGCTCCACTTCAATTGCTCGATCAGCTGTGCATCCGCCGCGTTGACGGTCATCGCCTCATATTTCAGGCCATCGCCCAGGACGGCGACTTTCCCCACGTTCGCGCCGGAAAAATTGGTATCCCAATATTCCTTCAGCCGCTTGGCGGTGTCCGTCGCGATCGCGCCTGGCGCCGACAGGACGCCGCCAGGATTACTCCCGGTCCGGAAAAACCGCTCGCTCTGCTGTTGAATCGTCAGCCCCTGCAGCGCGGCGAGGCCGCACGCGAAGAGCGGCGTGACGCCGATGAGCGGGTGAAAGAGCGTCACCATTGGATCGTGAATCATTTCGCGCGCCGGGACGATGACGTCCTCGCCGCGCTCGAGCCCGGCCGGAATCCCGGCGAGGTCATCCCGTTTGAGCCCGTAATAGACGGCGCCGTCCGGCGCGATGAGCGGCGTCACGCGCGACGGATCGAGCACGTAGAGATGCACGACGACGTTGCGATCGTCGCGTTGCTTGAGGACGTAGGTATTCCCACTCGTCAGTTTCGACGTCATCCACTGCTCGACGAATTTGACGATCGTCTGATAGCGGTTCGGTTTGCGGAGGACCGGCGAGTACGCCGGGTTCGTCGTCTCGCTCCAAATGCCGTCGGCATCTTGCGTGACGAGCCGGAGATGAAGTTTCCCGATATCCGTCGCGATGAGCGTGACGCAGCCAAAGACCGTCGAATTCGCGAGCGCCGTCGGCGTCGTGATCTCGTCGTTATTCTGCCAGGCGCCTTGATACGGTTCCCGGATGAGCGGGAACCAGCCGCCACGCGACGCGGCCGGCGACATGTTCGCCGGCGCGCGCCGCGCCCGAGTAATCTCCAGTCCAAAAACCCGCATGGGCTCCTAAACCAGAACCTAGAACGTATAGACGGCGCCGGTCAGGTAGTACACCGAGCTCGTCGTCGCCCGCTTCCAGTTAATGAAGCGCTCCGCGCGGAGGCCGACGAGGTTGTCCTGCCAGAGCGAGGACCACACGGTTGTCGCCGGATCCGCCGGGTTGACCGGCGCGTCGTTCATCTGGATCGAGGCCTCGCGCGAGACGTCGATCGACACGCCGCCATCGTCGGCCAGGAGGATGTACTCCGGCGCCAGGCCGATGACCTTGTCGCCGACGACATTCGACCCAATGATCGTGATGCCGTTCGCTTTGCCGCCCTCCGCGCCGACGCCCGGGAACATCGTCGCGCCGAGCGGATCCTTTTTCGCGCCCATGGCGTACGCGTTGACCTGATTCATGATGACGGTCAGGCCGGCGAGCGGCACGTTATTCCCCGAGAACCAGGTGACGATCGTCCCGAGGTCCTTCGCCGGATCATCAAGCGACGCGGCCGTGCCGGCGCCGTTCGTAATCGAGGCCGGAGAGACGTCCGCGACGGCGACGACGGCCGGATCGGTGAATTGCGTGTCGAGGAATTGCGCGATCCCCTTGATCATGTCGTTCCGGACGATCGCCTCCGCGCTCGGCGACGAGCTCCGGACGAGTTCCTCCGTGAGGACGATGATCCCGGCGGCCTTCGCCATCCCGAGCGACGTCGATCCGAATTGCAGCTTACCGACCGGTTTCGCCTTCGCCTGACCGACCCACTTGTAGGTACCGCCGCCGGTCTGAATCGGGACCGACGTATTGAACGGGACGTTCGTCAGGCCGGGAATTTTCCCGAGAATCGTCGCCGGCCGCGAGAGCTCGATGAATTCGTTCGTCAGATTCGAGACGACGACGAGCGGCGCCGCCCAGGCCGGATCCGTCGTTGTGCCAGGTGCGACGGCCGCCTTGATCATCAGCTCGACTTCCGGCGTCGAATCCTTCCATTGCTTCGCATACTCGAGCGCGCGGTAACTGTCGCCCTTCGCGTTGAGCAGCGCGAGCGCATAGCGGACGAACGCGGTTCCCGGCGGGACGTTCGGCTTGACGGACACGTACTTGAACCCGTTCCCGTTGCCGTTCCCGTTCGCCGGGACGGCCGCGGCCGTCATCGTTTTCTCGAGGCTCTTGAGGCGCCGGAGATGATCGTCGACGCTCTTCACCTCGAGCTCGAGGCCGTCGTATTCCTCCGTTTGCTCGGCGTCGAGCGTCGCGCCGGCGTCGCCAGCTTTCGTCATCAACTCGGCCATGCGCGCCGCGGTCGCCGCGCGTTTGTTTTCCCACTGGGTGATCTGTTCGGCCGTCGTTTGTTTTGCCATGTTCGGAAGTCTCACAATCGCGCCCGAGACGCCGGGACGGATAAGGCCAGACGCGGCCAGGTGCGGCGCATCGAAACTCTTGATCGTGCGGATCGTGGTTTCGGCGTTCGCCGGAACGGTCACGAGCGAGAGCTCGCAAATTTCGGTTTTGAGGAGATGCATCCCCCCGGACTTGAGAAATTTGACGCCGTCGGCGAGCGGTCGGAACCCGATCGAGACGCCCGTAATCAGGCCGGCCTTGATGCTCTGCCAGGCCTCGTTGACCCGATCCCGCAGCGCGCCCGGCTCGGCGATTTCCGGGAGCGTCGCCTCAAACGCGATGCCCTCCGGTCCGGCCGTCAACGTGACGCGGCCCACAGGATGTTGGCTGTTGTGATGTAAGAGCAGCGGGAGCGGATTGACGAACGTCGCGCCGAGCGGCTCGAGGATATCGCCGCGGCGATCGGGAGTCGGCGTCGAGGCGAGCCCGGAAATAATGCGGCGCTCGCCGTCGACGTTTTTGATGTTGAGCAGCGCGTACGCGCGGTCGAGCACGTCGGCGAGATTACGGCCGGCGAATCGGGAACACCGATTTCAAATATTTTTTTTGCCGCGCGTCGCGCTCGAGCGAGCGCCGGATGAGCTCCGGGATACTGACGCGCGCGGCGCCGGCGTCGCGATCAAGCGCGTCATACCGCCGCGACGGGACGGTGACGCACACGCGGACGGACGGATCGGTCCGATCGAGCGGAGGCCGGCCGCGGCGACTCATATCGGGGGCCTGGCCGCATACAGCCCACACGCGAGCCACTTCGCGCGCCAGTCCGAGGCCTCGCTCGAGGTGACGCCGGCGAGCTCGCATTTCAGGAACGCGCGCGCGCCCGGCGTATAGCGGACCAGATGCATACAGCCCTTGCACGTTCGGCCGCCAACGTCCTGGCCGTATGCGGTGTGCATCTTGACGAGGCGTGCGGCGCCGTTCGCGACGCGCGTCCGTTTGACGCGATTCAATTCCGGGTGGCCGAATAGATCGAGGCTCATGCCGGTCCTCCGAGAATCACCATTTGAAATTCCGGCGGACGCGTTCCGGCGTCGCGATACATCGCATCGATCGCCATGACGAGCGCGACGACGCCGTCGATCCGTTCCGTCGATTTCGCTTTCGACGGTTGAATATTACCGGCGTTATCGGTATCGACGGCTGTATTCCCGACGTTCCAGCGTAGAACCGGGTGCCCGTCCTGCCGTAGCGTTTTCTCGAGGATCGCTTTCTCGAGCGCCTTCGATGGCGCCGAGAGGGACGCTTTCCCCTGGCGCATCTTGACGCACACGAACCCGTCGACCTTCTCGAGGCGCGAGACGAGGTCGGTTGCGTTCCACGGATCGAACGCGACGAGGCGCAAATCGTAGCGCTCGCGCCAGGTGTGCAAATGCGCGCGGACGGCCTCGTAATCGACCACCGGCCCCGGTGTCGCCGTCAAGAATCCACGCCGGACCCACTCGTCGTATGGGACGCGATCCCGCGTCACGCGCATCGGGATCCGCTCGGCCGGCATGAAAAACTGCGCCAGGACCGCAAACCCGGCGCCGTCGTCGTCGGGAAAGACGGCGACGGCCGCGGTCAAGTCGGTTGTCGTCGACAAGTCGAGGCCGACATAGCAGCGACGGCCGGCGAGCTCGGCCAGGTCGAGCGGTACCTGACAGGCGTCCCAGGATACGAGCGAAAGCCAGCGCGTATCTTGCTCCGTCCACTGATTCAGGTACAGCCGCCGAAAGCTATTTTCTTGCGCCGGGATTTCTCGCGCGCGCGCACAGGCGATCCGGAGCTCCTCGAGCGATCGGAAATCGCCGAGCGCCGGATTTGTCGCGCGCCACACGGCCTCACTCGTCCAATCGGCGTCGGCTGGCGCCTCGTAGAGGATCGGGAGAAATGTCGGATCAAGCGCTGGGTTTTCCTTGACCTTGCGCGCATGTTGATAGAGCTCCCAGAGGATCGAATGGCGATCGTAGCCGGCGGTTGAAATCGCAATAAAGAGCGGTTGCGCGCGCGCGCCCATGCTCGAGGCGAGGACGTCAAACAGATCCCGCGACGTCGCCGCATGGACTTCGTCGTAAATGACGCGCGAGGCGTTCAATCCGTGTTTGCTATAAGCCTCCGCGGAAATCGCGCGATAGATACTCCCGGTCCGCCGATGCACGATCCGTTTTTGCGACTCAATGATTTCGCATGCGGCAAAGAGTTCGGGATCGTTCCGGACCATTTGCGCGGCGACGTTGAAACAGAGCGCCGCTTGGTCTTTATCGCTGCCAGCCGAATACACTTCCGCGCCGATTTCGTCATCGAATAACAGGCCGTCGAGCGCGAGCGCGGCGCCGAGTTCCGTTTTTCCGTTTTTCCTCGGAATCATGAGGAGGCACATCCGTTTTTCGCGGAGGCCTGTCACTTTATTGATCGCGAAGAGCGGCCGAATGATGTGCTTTTCCTGCCACGGCCGGAGGTTGAACGGTTGCCCGGCGAATGGCCCTTTCGTGTGGGTGAGCTGATTTATGAGGCGAACCTTGCGCGAGGGGACCGATTCGCGCCGGCCGGCCATTAGTCGGCCTCGTCGACGACGATGACGCCGGCCGTCTTGAATACCTCGCGCGCGGCTTGCTCGAGCGTCGCGCGATTCTCGGCGGTATTCGGCCAGCCGTTTGCCGCGAGCATTTCCGGCAGATCCAAATGGAGGACGCCGGCGTCATCGTCATAGACGCCAGGCGCGAGACGATGCCACGTTTTCCGGTCCGTCATGATCTTCCTTCCGAATTCCCGCCGGCGGATCGGCGTAGCGCCGACGGGACGCACTTTCCTCACTCGCGCCGGCGTCCGTTTGAGTGACGGACCTTCGACGTTGTCCCGGAGGACCGCGCCGAGACTCAACCGACGTTGCCGATCGAAACCGTGACTTACTTCGGCGCCGGCGCCGACGGGAGCGTGTTGTCCGGGACGAGAATCAGCCCATGACAGGCGAACCACTTGACGACGAACCGGCCGCCCGGCGCGATCGGCTGTACCGGCCGGCCTGGCGACGGCGGGAGCGGCGTCCCCGGTGTGACCGGCGGCGTCGGGAGACTGTTGTCCGGGACGGTCGGATCGAACGGGAAAACGGGAAGTGTGACCGCGCCAGGTGGCAAACCCTGACCCGGTAAACCGTGCGAGGGATAGCCGCCGGACGGGAGGCTATTGTCCGGAGCGCCGCCGGATCCGTTGTCCATGAACGTGATAACGGCCATTCGTGAATTCATTGTTGACGTCCTTTCCTATCGTGAGTTTCCGACGTTGCCCGACGATGCTATCAGACGAGGATTCTCGGCGGCGTCGGTATGTCGACGCCGATCGGCCGCCAGAGATGCAAAACGTGCGGATGCTGATTTTTGTATTCTGAGCGCCGCGGATGTAACTGGATGACGACGTCCTCGTCGTCCCAACAAAGGCTTTTAACAAACGCCATTTCATCCCATGACGGCGTCCGCATTTGCCGGCCGTCGTACCGCGCCGTATGGACGCTGACGTGCTCCCATCCTCCGAGCTCGTCGACGTCGAGGCCGTCCGAGCAAATCAAATACAGACGCCAGCCCGGTACCGGCGACTCGAGCTCAAACGCGCCATAGTTGGCGCCGTCCGGCGAACCAAAAAGCGGATGCTCTTTCAGGCGCCCAGACTTCGGAACGTGAAACATTAGGAAATCAAAAGCGACAACATCCACACGGCCAGGCCGGCGGCGACGAGGTTGATTTTTGACGGGACGCCGAGCGCCGCGGCGACGAACAACGCAAACGCGAGCAAATGCAGAATCGCGACAATCGTCAACGTCATAACATCCCTCCCCATTTACTGACTGGCGTCGCCGAGCTCGGCGCCGGCGCGCGCGCCGCCGGGAGTCGCGCGACTTTTGCGCGGCCCGACGGCGTCAATCCGAGCTCGGACCAGAGTCGATGACAATGGCCGAGCGCGCGATCGGCGACGTCGATGTACGGCGACACGCGCGCGACGCCGTCCCGGACTTTGACGACGCCGTCCTTCCGGAGTTTCGCGCGCGCCGCGAGGTACGCGCTCCACTCAAAACAGAGCGAGACGAGCGCCGATCGCTCGGCCTCGCTGATCAGTCCGCACAATCGCAAGACGGGCGCGACGCGGCGCCATTCCGCGCGCGCGCGCTTGTCGCCGGCGAGCTCGGCCGGCGGTTCGTCAAACGAGGC